GCCGCAGCAAGAACCTTTACCTTAGTAATCTTAATGAAAACACGAGATCGTTCTGATTCTCTGAGTTGTTCTGGATTCTGACTGTCAGACAGCCCTCGATAGTTCTTATACGCCTTTAGCCATCTCTGTTCATCAGAGTAGCGACCATCTTCTGCCCTTTGAAATTTGGCACGAATGTGCCCCACAAGTCCACTAAAGGAACTAGAATCGGGGCCGTCACCCATACGTACATCAATGGCTAGGTCTGTTTCAGAACTGCCGTCGTCGTCTATATCGAGAAATCCCATATTAAATTACAGAGACTTAGTAGTCCCGCTCATCCGCCATTTTAAAGATAGCAGGGTCAACCGTTTTTGCTGATACGGAAGGGGCTGCTGTAATGCCGTCGCCATAATCAGCAGACTTAAACGGATCAAGCTTTTCACGCTTGGCTGGGCCATCAGGAGTTTCATTCATGTAGCCCTGCACTGGACCCATTGGGACCGTGAAGGTTGCCGTTGATTTCAGTAGCTGTTTCATTGTGCTGTTCCTTGTTTTTGTTGTTGTCGTTCCATTAAGCGTTTCATTTCGTCTTGAAACCTAGTGCTACGCTGTATGTCTTCTTGCATAGCAGCGCCTTGCTCCATTGGCCTTGCTCTTTCAGCCAACTGTTCTGTTAAATACTCAGACTGCCTAGCTTCAGGCGGCATTTCTGCTGTAGCTAGACGCTGTTCATCCGTTAGACCACCTCCTTCAACTGACGACAACAAAGCTTTCATTTGCTGTGTTGACATACTTTCTGGATCACGACCTGTTGGTGTAGGTTGCATAACATACTCAAGAGCTTCTGCTCCTTTTGCTGTAAGTCCTACTAGCCCACCAAGTAAAATAGGTGCGCCGCCTTTTACAATATTCTTACCTAAAAACCGCCCTATTTTTTCCATTGCACTAGGGTCAGCCTTACTAAGTCTACCCGCAACCCCCTCAACTTTATCTAGTGGAGTTTTTGCAAGTCTGGTGGTTGCTCTTTTTTCTGCGTCAGAACGATTTTTTTCTAGCTCTGCTTGTTTTTTAGGATGATTAAGAATAATCTCTTTAGCCTCACGAACGGTCATTGTTTCTGGCGCTGGTTGAGGCGGTGGTGGTAGTTTTCCTTTGCTTTCAAGAAACTTCTGTGCTTCTTCAGCCAAAGGATTGTCGATGACCTCTGCACTTGCTTGACCTACTTTTCTTTTTCCTGCTGGAGCTTTTACAGGAGTAGGTCGCAAATCAGGAATAGCCGACTGCAACGCTTCACTTGGAAGCTGGCCGGTCTTAACTTGATTGATAACGTCATCCATCAACTCAGTAAAGTCGTAGCTATCAATAGTTCTTTTACCAGCTTTTACTGGGTTGTTTTTTATAAGGCCAAGTTGTTCAAACACCCGCACAGCAGAATTTTGTGTTAGTGATTTATTGCTTTCATTTCCGTAAGCAAGTGGGACATTTTCTAGTCTTCCAAACTTATCAATGATTCCCGGTGCAATTTTTCTAATTGGCTTTAATTGTGGGTCTTCTATGTTTTCAAAATCAGTAGCATAAGCATTAACAATGCTTTCAAGAATAATACGGAAGGGGTCTTCTGGATTGCTAAGATCAATATTAAGACCTTTTTGTATTTTTTTAGCCATGCCTAGTACCCAAACACAACATCGCGGGGAGTCGGAGCCGTATCACGAATCCTATGTGCCCACGAATTGTAGTTAACATTGTTGATCTGTTGTGCCATGCACATATACCTTAATGCGTCGTATGCGTGATCTTCTGCTTTAGTGTCCACATCTTCGCTGTTTGTGCGAGATAGTGGTAAAGCTGGAAGGGTACGGATTAAATTAGTACAGTTTGAAAAGATGCGTAGTTTAGCTTCTTCTGTTTCGCGGTTTAATTGCAACCGCTTATGTATCTGAAGCTTTCCTGCAATTCTGTCTGAGTTAGAAGGTAGCCACCTTACACCCCGTTCAATCATTGTCTGGGCTACTGACGGCGCTCCTGCTATTCTGTTCCAGCAAGATTTGTCGAGGATGGAGGCGTACATTGGCGGGTCAAAAGCTTCCGCCTCATAAACAGTATCGGCCAAATCATCAGCCGTAAGACGCTTTTCGTACACCTCTCGATAAATCCATATGTTTCCATCGTGATCCATAGCGCCCCAAAGAACACAAGAGGGGCTACTAAAGCCATAGTCAGCAGCACGAAAACGGGGCCAGCCACTAGGTACCTCAAAGGGGTCGCATATATGATGGTATCTATTAAATTCCGAAAACGCCGCGCCTTCTGCAACATCCCAATCTCCATCAAGTAATCTGCGTCGTTCTACCTCTGGGAGCGAAAGAAGCATCGCTTCATATTCACCAGAAGCCATAAGGTATGGGTTGTCAGTCAGCCTAGCCGGAATAAACTTCCGGTAAAACAGTGGTTCACCAGCTTTTTTGTGATTAGGTGGGTAAACGAGAGGCTCACCTGAATCTATGTCTGCGGCAGCAAAGGGTATGTTTGGTTCACTACGATCAATGAACATCTTCTTAATCCACCAACCACCAACACCGCCGGGGTTAGCAGAGGCTCTCATGTACGTTTCAATGGATTGATCTGTTGTACGGAGCCTAGAGCGAAGATAGTCCCAAACGTAGGGGGTTGGATAGTGGCCCAGTTCGTCTACGCCAATCCATGAGAACGCTTGTCCTTGGTATCGTGTTACGTCTTGATCTTTATCGACGTAAGACATAAGGAGCGTTGAGCCACTAGGAAAGACCCAAAGGTTCTTACTTTCTCTAAAGTAAGCACTTGGGAAAGCTTTGGGGTACAGCTTTTTGGACTGGTCAATCAGTTCTGCAAGCTCACCCAAAGTTCTACGTAGTAATAGGCCCCGAAAGTTACCATTGTCTGCGTAGCGTAAGGGGTCAACTAGCAGAGCGTAACTTTTACCCCCACCGGCAGCGCCCCCATACAGAACTTCTTTTTCGGGGGCGGCTAGGAACTCCGTCTGAGGTCCGGGGTTGGGCGAGAAGATTAACTCTTGTTCGCCCTGTTCAATAGCTTCTTGTACGTCTTGTGGTACAGAGGCTAGGAAGTCTGTATCAGTAACACCACCATTCTCTAACAGATCAATGGTCTTAGTGTGCTTTTTCTTGTTCTTTTCGGCGTCATCTTTGAGGGTCTGTGCAGCGGCTTTCTTTTTTTCCGCCGCCCTCAGTCGCCGCTTTGCTAGTCTCTTAGCTTGCTCTTTACGACTGACGTTATATGATCCCTTTTCACCGGGAGCTAGTTTAGGCCGCGCCATCAGTATTTTGTGGTGTTACGTTTACCATAGGCTTTTTCCCCGGTAACAGCACAATTCCGTGCCTTATATCGCCCGATATTTCCATTTGTTGGCGTTTTGTGATACCTACCCTATCAAGTACATCTCCAGCGGCTTTATACCGCAATTCTAGGCGATTAACGGGTACATCAATGTTGTTGCCAAGGTTCATAGTATCTACGATGTTCTGAGCAGCTTCTACAGCAGCACCATTAAGCATTAGACGGGTGCGCTCTTGGATTTCATCCTTTAAAGAAGCAAGAACATCCCTACGACTATTCGGGCTGTAGCCAGCCTCTTCTAAAGCCGCAGAGATGTTTCCTCGATTGCTAAACAAAGCAGTCAAGAAGCTTTCTTGCTTGTCTGTTAGCCGTTTTTTAATCAAACCTTGGGTCATAAAACAAAAGCCGCGATAACAATTATTGCCAGTATAGTCAATATAGCTGTTTTTCTAGTTATCATGGAGTTTCCTATTGTAGTGGTATGATACGTCCCTTGTAAAAAGCAACCTCTAGGTCATTTACTAGGCTGGCTGAAGTTAAAAAGATAGAATGTATCTTTCCTTCAACCTCTTTTTCCCAGAAATAAAAGAATTTGGAAAACTCTGGGTACTTTGGGGCAATATCATACTTCTGAATAATGAACTCTTGCAACAACTCAGGATAATCTGGAAATCTGTAGAAGATTTGTGCTGTTGTTAGATTGTAGTCAAGAATTGTATTTACGGAACTCACTGTTAAACTTCCAATTTTGATCTGTTATTTGGGGAAGCACTGAGTGTGCGTTAAATACAACACTTTGAACTGTTGTGTTGCAAATATACTATACTAGTATAACGCTGTGGGGAGTTTTGTCAAGTAAAAAATGACATAAATGTCACAAAAATAAAAAAAATTCTTAAAAACAAAGATTTTGCTTGACAAAACCGCTCTCAGCCTGTATAATGGTATTATGTTTGCCGCGAGGTAAACATATACTACCCCCTAGTACCCCTTAATTACAGCACAATTCCCCCCAAAGCCCCTTAACTGGGGTTTTTTATTGTCTGGTGTACTAAAAAACAGCTCAAAAACTGAAAACAGTTAAAAAAACAAAATTTAGAGGAGCTGGGTGTATAGAAATAGGGGGAGGCCCCGTGGCCCTAGCGTGGGGGGGTCTAGATTATCCTTATTTATCAATGACTTACGATGGACAAAACGGTCAATATGGTGTCGCATAATATATACAATGGAAAGTGAATAAATGGCGGATTTCTGCGGGCTAAATGGCCCCCGATTTTAGGCTGTTTTTGTGCTGTTATGGGTGGTGGCCCTTTTGGTAACTATAAATTTGTTTTTTTGCGTACACGCGCGCGCATTATTGCATACCTTACAAAATATTCCGCCGCCCCAATTGCAATTAAGCCAGCCCAATCAGTCGGTTGGGTGCTTATCGGTAGTTATTGAGAACAGCCCAAAGAAAACCCCGGACATGCCGGGGCTGTAGTTCTCTGAGGCTGTAGGTTGCGGTTAGGTAGACGCTCGCTCGCGTTCCTTCTTTAGGAGGTACTGGGCCACAATCATCACCTCGGCGGCGGTTGCGTCGGATTTTATATTATTGGCGCGTCTGCTTATCACCTGAATATTACCGATGGTGTACCCCTTGGCTGGCTCGATTCGGTCTATAGCTGGGGAGCTAGGAGATGCTGCCCAATTCGCGTCCCTAACGAATGGAATACCAAAAACACGACACTTGTTGTCGTCCGGCCATATCTCCTTGACGTGGTCGAGAGTGAGGTTGAAGGGCAAACCTTTCTTTTTGGCGCGAAATTTAGCATTTCGGAAACCTCTCTTTCTAAGTTCTTGTTCCTTTTGTTCCTCAGTCATGTTTGCCCACCATTCGCGACGGACCTTTGACCGGTGCTGCTTCCGTTCCTCGGTCCAGTTTGCCCGCACTTTGGCCGCTCTTTCCTTCTTTTGCTGCTTCTTTTCCTCAGTCATGTTTGCGTGCTGTTCGCGCTTTTTTGCTTTATCGCGTTCCTTCTGTTCCTCAGTCCAGTTTGCCCGCCATTCGCGTTTTTGCGCGCTACGACGCTGCTTCTGTTCCTCAGTCCTGTTTGCCCAACGTTTGCGGTCTCTTTCTCTCTGGCGCTGCTTTTCTTCCTCAGTCATGCGAGCGTATTGTGCTTTCGTAGGCATATCGTGGTCTCCTCAGTTGCGAATTGATAACAGCCCAATTGTGGCATAACCCGCAGATAAAAAAAAGCCCCCATTTCTGAGGGCTGTAGTTCTCTGGGAGGGTGGTTGATGTTAGGCGGCCATTGCCTCGCTTGCAGCCATTGGGGATTGATTGAAAGCCAGCATGAAATCGGTCGCCTTTGCCGCTAAAGTCTCGCGATCTTGCCGGGAACGGTCGCAGATAT